TGTTGAAGGATCTCCCGTCACGGAACCTTCGGGAGAAGCTGCCACAGCTTGATGATGACCTGCTCGATGAACTCGAATCGTCGAGCCGTCGAACATCAAGCAGTTCACGCGGGTCTACGAGCGCATCACAGGACGCTGGGTCGCGCACCATCAAGGTTCGCTACGACAGCAGCAAGACCATCACATCATACACTGTGAACCAGATCATCGAGACAACAGAGAAGGGCGAGCCGGTGAGGATGACTCGGTTCTACAACGACGCAGAGTATATCATGGTGTACGATCAGAACGAGATCGATGGGTCAACACCGCCAACTCGACTCATATCAGAGACATTCGGTGTTGCTGCAACCGCAGTTCCGAAGTATGTCCACGAATACATTGAACAGTTCGACGGACTGTACACCGATGAAGACGCGCTCATACAGGACTTCATCGATGACCACGCTGACCCATACACATCGTGTGATGTCCTTATTGTTGCAGACGAGGACAACACAGAGGACATATATCGGGGTCGCACGGAACTACTCCGACGCCATCTGTCTGGGATAATCGGTGTGCCGCTCACAGGGACGATCAACACCGTTGCTAGCCGCACATATCGCGCCCTTCCCGTATACCTGCGTAACCACATCAACGATGTTACTCGCGTGATCGTCGTGGATGGTAACAGGAGGTGGTCAGATGACACCGAGCACGTGGACATAGATATATTCTGGGTCTACATGAACAATGAGTTCCCAGACCTTGACACCGATTCAAATCACTTTGAGGCGCTCTTTGGATACGATTGGATGGCTCCAGATAATAACAGCATGCGTGAACTTATCGAGGTCATGGAGGCGATGGGCGATAACATCCCTGATGGCATGCGGCAGGACAAGCTTTAAGTATTCACAACGCATACACAGATATATGATCGAGATCGACAGCATCGATTACAACACATCGAAGCAGATGTCCACGGTTATCTTCGATACACATCAGGGGTACTATCGGCTGTCGGTCAAGCGCGGCAAATTGCATGAACATCGACCATCTATACGGCCGCTTTTAACATATCCAGTACAAGATCAGCACGATATGAAGACAGTGGTATTCATTGTTCATGGTATCATCTTTGGTGTTGACAGGTTGGTGTCACCATGAAGCTCACAGACGTTGCGAATGAATCTTTGGAGGATACTATCATCGGAACCCCGCGGCTTTCGTTCGAGTTCAACACACAGGCGGATGATGGTAACATGATGGTGGAGAAGACATTCACATTCTCATATTGGGAAGGTATCGGTGAATGGTCGCTATATCATTACAAAGAGCGTCAATCTCCATATAGTACTGTGCCATCTGCACGCGAGTGGACACTTGTTGAGGATAGATATTGGAATGGACTCACACTGGACGAGACACGAGAACTTATCGACATTCCACAGCAGGTGATCGACAAACTTGATTCGCTGATTGCGGGCGATCTCAATATTGTTATGTGAAACCGAAAGGCTTATATAACAGCCGAGTAAATACGTATACATGGTGCAGACACTACGATGGACTATCGCCGCGTTCAGCGGCGTGACATATTTTGTTGCTGCTGCAGCAATGTCTGTGTGTTTTGCAATCAGTAATATGTATGGCATGCCAGGTATCGATGCGCTGTATGCTGTGTTGTTGCTTATTTTATATCTCTCATTCGGCGGCATCTTCTATTGGGCGCTGTTCGAGATGTTAGAAGTTCTTAGAGATAGGAGAGCGCGGCAGTGATAATCCGAACAATAGCGTACATCATTCGACGTGTGCAGCTATGGAGAGCCGAGCGCGGGGCATACGGAAAAGAGATACAGTGGGCGTTAGAACTTGTTGAAGAAGATCCAAAGACACGCGCATACGTGAACGTGCTAGACTCTAACGAGATCAAAGAAATCCGTGTGATCGCTGAGTCGAAAGAAGATGTTCGTGATATGATCGAAGACCGCGCCAAAGAACACTTCTGATACCCGGATACGAATATTTTATCTGATCTATACAGACCATACGAAAAGATCAAGCAAAACATTTAATATAACCGCCTGCATATAGTACGTATGGACAACACCAATACAACGGTCACGGTCAATGGGAAGCAATACGCACTGAACGACTCGTTCAGAGGTGAGATAGAACAGATCGCTGAGAATGAGTACGGTGAGAACGAATTTCTCTCATATTACTGGCGCGTTGCTGACGACAGCGACGATGAACACAAAGAGGGAGATGCATTGCTGTGCATAGAAACAGAAGGAAAGATGGTCCCTTGGGACAAGCTATCAGAGTTCGAGATGCAGATAGGGAGTGTTGGGCCACAGTTTATCATGCCTGATACCAACGGCGACGATTCTGATCATAGCGATAACGGAAATGGTACACAATCTATCGATGGTGATAGCATCTCCTCGTCTGGTGATGATACTATTGATGATTTCAAGTTACCGATGTTCCCTCGCGGGTATCGCCCGATACCCGACGCGGATGACGGTCGGTTTGAAACGGTTCCACCAGCGCCGAAGAAGTATGATGAGTCAGAACCGATCCTGCTGATCCCCATTCCGATGGACACACGGGAGGAACGATGGGCTGCTGGAGAGGCGATGATCCCGGTGTCTACGTATGTCGAGTGGAACATGCAGCGTCGCGCTGACACCGCGCCCGCGTATGGAACCGAATCCCACGGGCACTCACACGACAAGTGGGAAGCGTGGTTAGAGAACCACGGTTGTGAGGTTATCGGAACTGTACAACCAAAGAACCCGCCACGAGAAGAGATGCCGGACGACGAAGATGTCTTCGCTCGGCGTGACCTTGGTGGAAAGTTCGGCGGAAATAATTGGAATATTTGATTTTTATCTTGTGCCGATAATCGACAGCTTTATGTTATAGCCGTGTATACGTTGTAGTATGAGCAACGAACACGATGATTTCAACCCGGTATTCCACGAAGGGAAGACGGTCGTTGAACACAAACAGCTTGGTATTGCCGGAGACGAACACCCGCTTGGAACAGAGCCGCTTTCATTCAGTGGTGATATGCGACATCTCATCCGCAAGGTTGCTGATGATTTGTATGAATCCTGGGAATCGACGATCAGAGAATATCTCGCCAATGCTGAGACAGCATGCTTGCGTGTCGAAGAGTTTATCGAGGACGACGCACCCGAGACATTCAATGTTGACTCGTTGTATGGTATTGACGATGGGTATGAGCCTCGCATCGAGGTAACGTGGGACCGGGCGGACAACACCCTCACGATACGAGATAACGGTGTTGGTATGGCCGCTGCAGAGATCGATCATATTTTTCGCCGTATCGGAAGTTCTGTCGCAAGAGACAGCGGACAGTATTCTGGGCAGTTCGGTATGGGTGCACTCAGCTTCGTGAAGCTCATCGGTATCGATAATTCGATGGTCATGACGACGCATTCCCGTCAGACAGATGAGAACTTCTCGACATATGTATCGCTTGCTGGTCCAGAGCCTATCATCGGAAAGATGCCAGATGATCAGTACGGAACATCGTTCCAGATGACGCCGAAAGATTCATTTGACATCCGTGGTGCTGTTGAGACATACAGCCAATGGATGCGGGTTCCAGTGATATACCGAGAGTATGATGAGTCTGGCGAAGAGGTATTCAACGAGGACTGGGGAGATGCGCATCTGACAGATGATTATGCAGAAGCAACAGCAAAATATTCAATGAGCATCGACGGTGCATTCGAAGCGCACTGTTCGATTGATGCAGAGGACACAACGCTATTGCTATCTATGCCCATCAACAGGAATGATAGAAACCCAACATCCAAAGCACCGTTTCCGTATGACATCAGATTGCTCGATGAATCTGGAAAGGTGATCGTATCAGACAACGGGCACGAGGGGAAGATGCCGTGTCCGCGATCAGACTATGAGCAGATGTTACTTGATGCGCGCAGCGGTGTGATCATTGAGGACATGTTATCAAACAATGACATCATCGGGCAATATGTTGACGAAGGCCCACATGCTGGCGATATTGCTGTAGATGATAAAATTTTAACCGATTCTACACCGCTTCCCCCCCACACTTACGTCGCCAAAAGTGACTTACACGGGGGCGATATTCCTGGTGATGTTGTTGTTTTGATCGGTCCCCACAAAAGACGTGTTGTCATCGATGATGACACATGGGATGGTATGGATGCTGGGAGAGCAGCAAGATATGTCCCGGAAGGTGAACTTGAACCATTCGACCCGCACGAAGAAACGGGCGACCTTACACTGCCAGAGCCGACATCTGACAGAGACCGGCTACAGCAGAACGACGTATTCTGGACATGGCTTGGGTCGAAGTTGAAGATGATGTTTGAGCAACACGTCGCACGTGTGATGCACGAGATCAACGAGAGTGAAGATCCTGTTGAAGAGCTGAAGCACATAGATATAGAATCTATGATTGTCGATATACAGGAGGCAGTACGATGACGCTCAAAGAGCTTGCAGGGAAGGGATGGATACCTGCAGAGCCGCCGCTGATCGACCATGAACCATCTGTTGTTGCAATGGTGGATGGGCAACCGATTCGAGCGGGATTCGAGCGGAAGGACTCTCCCATCGTGAACACACGTACAGAGATACACCGAAAATTCCGGACAGGACAGTACGACCTTGATGTGCGCATCGAGACACCGGACGGTGAGATTGTCGCAGCCGGATACATCAAGGTTGAGCGCGCAGATGGATACAACAGATGAGATCATACGAAATCGTTGACAAGAACTACGACAAGCAGACCGGCGAACTACAATCATTCTTGCTTGTCTGGGATGATGGCGAGCCGGAAATAAAAAGCGCAACACCAGAGAATTATCTGCTGTACATCGATGAGCTGTATGCATTCCTCGACGGGGATGAGGCGTTGGTGTTCGACGATGACGGTACACGCATTTCAGTACTTCGAGCGGACGATAACACCTCATACTATTTGAGCGTTGATGACATAACGGTGATCGTGGATGGACGTCGCGCAGAACGTTTGCTCAATGGTATCAAAGCCGCAAGAGAGCGCGGGGTATATACAACACTGCAAGCCGTGCATGAGATGGTGTTGAAATCTCAGGTGCGTCAACACATAATAAATGTATTATACAAGACATTTGACGAAGAACACAGAACGCGCATATCTATATCGAGCACCGGGTGGGTGATTGACGATTACTACTTTTTAGATTGGAGCGCATCTATATATTCAAAAGAAGATGATATAGAAGAACCAGACTATATGCGCGTCAATAATGAGGCCGTAAAGTCAGACCGGTCATATCAGCTTGTACAACTACGCGATGATAGTGATATGCAAGACGTTGAAGTGAAAATCAATGGCACGGTCTACACACTTACAGAGATCGAGATAACATTCTTGTCGAAAGCGCAGTGGTTACTTGATCGATATGAATATCATCCGGATATACCGTTTTGGATGTATATGAAAAATCGACATGAATGAATCAAAAGGTTTAAATACTACAAAATATAGTATTATTATAATGTTGACGCAATACGGAAAAGAAATCTTGCCTGAACTTATTAAGATCGTAGATGAGAACACAAAATTTTATGATTGTTATGATAAATTATCTGATATTGGTGTAACTTATATTGGGAGGGGTGCACGCAGGGCGGTTTTTGCAAACCGGTATGATAATGATTCTTCAAATATTCTTAGTGGTGAGTATGTGTTAAAAATAGATTTTCCTAAAGTGGTGAATAATATACACATTGGTGGAAACAAATTAGAAATAGCAAATTATATTGAAGTTGGTCAGTACTTAAATAAATACTTTGTTCCTGTAACAAATTATGATAAAAAAAATGCTCGCTGGTTAATAATGCCAATGACTAAAGGGACGGTGTCTCAACATGATATAGATAATTACTATTTCTCTTTAGCAGATAAAAATATTCATATGGCTCGATCTTATGGTTTAAACAATAGCAGTATGGGATTTCATGAGGGGTTAGTAAAACTTCACGATTATGACATACGAATATACAAAAACGCCGGAAAAGATATGTATGTAAATAATTTTACCGAATATTTTAATAAGTTAACTGATTAAATAACAATAGATGACCGAAAGATTTAAATACGTTTAAATATAACCGTACAATGAGGTGAAAATATGAATAAGCAAATTACGGACGCCGAACAGCGAGACACGATGGATGAGTCAATCCCATCGTCCGTTACGTTCACGGGCGAGACATCTGTCGATGCCTCTGATCTTCACCAGACGCTCGATGCAGTGGCGTCTGATTTCCGTGTGACAGGGTTCAAGTGCGCCGAGTGCGGTCTTGCGCATATGCATGACACGAACAAGCACCGTGCAAGCGACACGTTTGATCTGTCGTTTGACGACGCGTCCTCCCACACGACAAACCCGAATTGCCATTGTTTCTTGCACGAAGCAAAGCACCGAGGGGAAGACATGGGTGTTGACCCGTCTCGCGCAGCAGAGATTGCAGAGAGTGCACCGATCCCAGACTCTATGGCGAAGCGGCTTGAGTCTGCGTTCGGCTCGCACTAAACACATATTTTATCGAAACGATTAAATACTCATAGTGCATACAGTGTGTGTATGACAGAAGATACATTGACAATCGTCGCGGAAGAGATCGTAGAGACACGTTTCGGTGAGAAGGTGTATATCGATTCACCGTATGAAGCAAAACAGTACATCAAGTACATGCCGTGGTCTGCGGACGACGGGCCAAACACGGATGAGTTAGAAAGCGACACAGAGGTTCCATCATTCGAGTTCTCGGAGGGCTTTGAAACACATGCATCGTGGGACGCGGATGAGTATAAGTGGGCGCTTGATGCAGAGACATTCAACGAAGCCATCGATTTCTTCAAGTCCGTGGGGTTTGAGGTTGAGATCGGTGATCGTGTTGGCGCAATGCAGCAAACGCTGTAAATGTCTCCCACAGAAAAGCGCGTGAAAGAATTGATGGAGCTGGCAAAAGACGCGTATCTTGACGGTGATCAGGATCGCGCCGAAGAGCACCTGTATAAGATCATGGTCATCACCGGCATCATCGATGCACCGATAACAGAGTAAACCGTGTCATTTGATTTCACCGCGCTACACACGTGCGACCAGTGCGGTGCGGCGCTTGAGTCATCAGACGAGGTTTGTCAAGAGTGCGTTGACGGAGAGCAGATCACGATGGTGTTTCGCCACATTGTGACGGGTGAGCTAAAAACCGTCGGCGTTGTTGTTGGAACAACAAGAGAACACGTTCTTGAAACATTTGCCCGGTCATTGAACGGCGAAGATCCTCTAGAGTGGTCGATACTCGGCGTCAAAGAATATTTGAACCGCCCGCTTGGAGAACTTGATGCGTCGTCAGAGATGCATCTGCGCATCATCGGTCTTGTCGCAGAGTATTCTGGGACGGAAGACTTAAGACAGTTAGCATCGTATGAAGATGCATGAATCAGGTGTACACAATACCCCTAGACCCGATGCAGTATGGGCTGTTGGTTTTATCTCTGCGGAGAGATGGCCGAGAGAGAGCACAAGAATTAGCACAGCAGATAGAACGTCAAGTGAGTCGTGAGGGACTCAAAGGCATAACTGTTGCGATAGACCTTCGGGATTACATCGTCTGTGAACAGTGTCTGTTCGATATGGCTGCGAACAGCGGCATAACAGATGCAGCATACGATCTATTGAGTCACATCGAATACTTCTTGTACAGCAGAAGTGAGTTTAAAACCGCAGAGCGGGCACAATAATGGTTAATGTATCTGATCTGTTTCAAAAATATGAAGAACAAAACAACGTGTATATAGCGCTATTGAAGCGCATTCAACAGCAAGAAGAAGATATTATGCACCTGCGGAAAGAGACACGAAAGCTCCAACAAGAAATTTCAAGAGACGACACATAACCGAAACATTTAAATATCTGGGCCGACGAGATTGTGTTGATGTTCGACACACTGACACCATATCTTCAGCCTGAAGTTCTAGCTCTTCTCGGTGGCGCTGCTGCTGTTATTGTTGCATATTTCAATGGGAACTTATCTCGCGCAGCAGACGAGGCAGAAGCATTTGAAACAGATCTACGTAATTATATTGCGAACAATGCATCTGTACCGCTGCCAGATAATGAAGAAGTGAGCGGGGATGATATTCGATCCGCGATCCTCGAAGAATACGGCGATGAAGCAGCAAACGCAACGATGTTATTTGATGGTACATACTATGCTACAGACCGTAGCGGATTTGATGCGATGACCAGATTCGATCCCACGAACTTCTTGCCATATCGGCCAGCACGATTCGATTGTGAGAATTTTGCAATGTTGTTTCAGTCGTTGAGTGCGTTTTTATTCGGGGTCAACAGCGTTGGAACAGTTATCGATTGGAGCGGCGGCCACGCATACAATATTGTGTATTTGACAGACGGTTCGTTGTTGCTTTACGAGCCACAAACAGATGAGGTTGTCGAGGTCGGTGACGCGTTATCTGGAGATGAGACGTACGTGATGGAAAACGTCGATATTCTTTTCTGATACTATTTAAACGAATATTTATCGAAATATTTATATAGTAACGTACACATACATGTATGAGGACATATGAAAAATCAAGACAAGATGATCCGTGTTACAGCAGAAGTAAAAGAGCGTATAGAATTTCTGCGAGACAAACACCACTCCCCCTATGAGCCGATTGGACTTATGGTTGAGCGGCTTGTCGATGCTTACGATGCACAAATGAAAGAAGACGAGGCAGTAGATAATAAAGACGAGTATCTTTTTTAATATTACCTAGACGCATTTTAACCGAAAGACTTATATACTAGTAGACATATATACATATGAGCGCAAGCACCATCGCTGAGTAACGCATGATGTTGTTGGTATAAGGTGTTCGCGTGCGGTGATTAGGTTTTACTCGCTCCACTCCCTTTTCCCTTTTTATATCTTTTCATAATTTTATGTTAGCATACCGCATGGTTTGTCGAAATATTTAATACACTGAAGTGGCTACACGATGTATGGATGATGAGTGTTTGTTCTGTCCAAAACCAGAACAACTGACAACCTGGTATTATGAAGATGATCGGTGTATCGTGTTAGATAACATAACTGGTGGCTATCTTGTTGTGTTGAAAAGACACACTGTAACACCGACAGACGAAGAGGAAGAACACATTGATAACGTCGTGACAGACTTGTTTGGAGACCACAAGGTATTTGTATCTCTTGCACACGTGAAGCACCATTGGCATGGTCACATCAAAGATTATGAAAAGGTGCCTGTGTAATACATGGAAGTATACACAGATGCATCCGTCGATACTGGTGTGTTTGGGATCGGGTACGTTATTAATCACCCGAGCGGCCAGACACTGAACGGAAAGAATTATGTGGTCGGAGAGTATACGTCTATGCAAGCAGAATGGTATGGTATCATGGAAGGAATACACATGTCCAAGCACGTCGATCCAAGGATGAAATGGATACATGTCATCACCGATTGCAAGCCACTTGTACAAAAGATACGAGAACCGAATGATATGTATGATGAAACGTGGTACTCCTATAGAAAGCGAGCACTCAAAGCGCTATTCGCGTTTGATTCATGGGATCTGTATTGGGAAGAGCGGAAACAGACAGAGCACAACGAACAAGCGAACCGTCTTGCGCGCGAAGCGCTGTGGGAAGGTCGAGGAGATGATGCGATATATGGCGGTGCTGCAACACAGGGGGTGACCTTCGAATGATATTTAGACTCATTCTTATGATATTGATCATCAGCATATTTGCTGCACTCCCCGTATTGTTATATCTTATCGGAGGATTATTTATCGCGGGGATTGTCATCGAAACACTTAAATAGACAAACGGTCTACACACAGACGATTACAATGAAGAAGGCCGAGAGAATATCCCGTGTGAAGAACTCACTGACAGAAAGTGAGTTAGATCGCAGATTGCCGGAAGTCAATTTGATCCGGGATGAAGAAATACGGGAGAACACGAAAAAGACATTTTTGCTCGCATGCCCAGATGGGTTCTGGGAGAAGGCGTCTTCTTCAACTGGAAAGTATCACGAGGAAGATGAGCGCGGTAAGTATGGCAATTGGCTACACACGAAGCGGGTGTTCATCACATACCTTATCATGTCCCAGACATATTTGAAGCAAGATCTTATCACTGAAGAAGATAGAGAAGGTGGTAAGTCCGCTGCATTGATACACGACATGTTGAAGTATGGATGGCCTTCAGAGAACAGGGAGCACACATCACACCGGCATGACGTTATCAACAGCGACGTTGCCCGTCTTATCGGCGGTCTTCCACCAAGTGTCTACAATCCAATACACGCGCACAATGGCGCGTGGTCAGAGGGCAAGACCCCGCAAAATGATCGAGAGGAGATCATGCATCTTTCAGATTACGTTGCAGCAAAACCAATTCTCGGGCGAGTTGCTGTTTGGAATCCGGCTAGAGAATTGAAGAAAGCGTTTCCAGACTTACCAGAGATAACAGATAAAGAACTAGAAAAGATATTGTCGTAGTATGCGGATCACGAAAATAGCTATTGTCGGCTCGGAAATCATCAATGAGCCAGAAGAAGAAATCATCTCTGTCGTCGAGCAAGCGCCATGGTTACCGCTCGATAGCAATGACACAGTGATCACAAAACACCACGGTGACATGTCGAACGCGGCTAAGCGAGTTGCAGATACATATGGGGCATGGTGTGATGTTGTGTACTTCGGCGATCAGATGGGCGGCGTTTCTATACCGAAAGAAAATACACAGATTGTCGAGGACGCAGAAGCATTTGTCATCGTGTGGAATGGCGTTGATAATGAAACAGCAGATATACTGAGAAAAGCTATTGATAGTGGTAAACCGCTGTTCCTGGAACGTATACCGTAGTTATCGTTCCAGTTCCATCAGATCACCCTTATAACATAGCCACTGCGAACTTTCATCGTTTATACAATATAGCCATGCGACGTCTTCCATATTGTCGTCTAAGATAATGTCGCCGGCCAGTTCTGGTATGTCTGGTTCCGGGTTTTCCTCCCAATCATGTAATCGGGGTAAAAACTGTTTATATGGATGCTCTGACACAACATAGCATACAAGGGCAGAGTATATAAGTCTTTCGATAAAACCATAAGAGTTATATACTACCCCCGTGTATGGCAAACATGAACATGGGACTGTTCATATCCAATATGCAAAATCGGTTCTGTCACCCTAATGGAGAGCAATATAATGGGAGTGACAGCCTCATACCGTTCGTGAATAAATTCATTCACGATGCTGTGGAGGAAGAATACACACTGTTGTATGGAATCGATACTATTGGCACGAAGAGCTATGCATGGGGCGGTAGAATACATCAAGATATAGATGGAGACATCGAACACGTGTTCTCCACGGAAGATGCCCTTGCGGATTTTTGCAAAGAACACGACATACACACTGTGATCGCCATCGGAAATTTCACCGGCGGTAACCAACACCTCCCGGAGATACGGGACATAGAACGCCCAGAATCAGCGTGGACGGTCGTTCAAGATATGACCGAAACGTTTAAGTAGATATGTGCGTTACTGTACTGTGAACAGAGGATGAGTGGAGCGAGTTGGGCGCGTGCTGTGAAGTTCGTGTCGAAACGGTGTTGGGAACACCGGCCACTACCAACCATGGGCCGATTGCCTGTGTGGTCCCGGTTGGTTGTTTTCTGTTCCAGCAGGCGGAGCATAATATGAGTTTACGACAAACAGTAGCAGAAGACATTAAAGAAGCGCGGAAGAATAGTGGATCGCAGCGAGGCGAGCTAGATCAGATTGAGGTGGACATGGGCGAGATGACGTTCACACACTTCCACCCCACGACGATTGTGACCGGTGAGTTCCCCGCGGACGAGGGTAACCCGATCATTCGCTTCTCTGACGAGCAGCATAACAATGGCCGCATCGACCAGGGGTATCTGGGGCTTATCATTGATAACCCAGGTGTGCTCGCATCGGAGGAAGAGCAGACAGAAGATACCGTCATCATCGATGTCGCGGACTCGAACGAGGTCCGTGTGTTCAACACCGCAGATCGGGACACCGATCTTATCGACGGTGTTGGTGTTGAGTACAATGACCGCCTGTACAAGGGCGAGGTTGTTGACTCGTTCCCAGACGACCGAATCATTCTGATCGTGAGCGGTGCTGCATCGAAGAGTGTGGCAAAGAAGCTCGACGTGTGTGGTGCAAAGACCGCGGGAATGAACGAGGAGACCGGTCGAAAGAACGATGGTCTCATCGAGTACACAGACGACCCAGACGCAGAGGTCCGTAGCCGATACGCACGTAGCCCAGAACTCCGCGAGGATCTGTACGGCGCAGACGTGGGTGTCATGGTGTCCCGGCGCGAGGAGCTTGACGACAAGTATGCGGAGCTTGTGGAGTCTGGCGACCGCCGTGGCATGAAGTGGTTCGCACTCTTTGCAGACTTCGGCGATGGTCTTGAGCCCGTTGAGGCGACAGACGAGGGTACAGCGGTTCGCAGTTCGTACATCTTGTGGAACTTCGACCCTTCGGTCGGTAGTGGTCGTATCCCCGACGAGGATTATGACTTTGTTCAGCAGTATGTTGATGCGGGTCTCCCAAGCGACCGGGATACCATCGAGCAGAACATCGAGAACAATTCGTCGGATCTGAGCAACCGTCCAGATGTGGATCGGATGGTTGAGCTTATCCAGCAGCAGCTCGCGTAAATTTTTATTTTTTTCTGATACCGGTATCTTTTTTTTGTGCAAACACCGAAACCTTTAAGTACTCATAGTGCATACAGAATGATGCCGTAACAAGCAACAAGCATGTGTTTGTTGCTGAGGATGATATACAATATATCTTCAACACGCGACATGGGAAACGAACGTTCGTAGTCCCCATAGCGCGTTACGGCACCTACCGCGATTGCAAGCTCACGACGCGCCACCAACGGTGTATTGCGTATTGTTGGTGTGCAACGACAATCGTTCGGCACACATCCCATAAAACTGGACGTTGTGTGTGGAACATCGAGCAGTCCCATGATATTGTCGTTGTATTCGCACGGCAGAGACCGTGCGTCGGGTTGTTGACGGTGGCGCGCGTGAGTGTATCTCGCGTTTTACCATGGATATTGCCGAGATTCATAATGTTGGTCCTGACAGCGAAAGCGCGTATGATTTTATACAGAGATGTATACGCGTTGCAGAAGATCGTTACACAGATCCATACATAGTGATATTGGCCCATCCATCTGTCGCGCTTGCGTTCAAAGCAGAGACAGGGATAAGCAAAGATGCAACAAGCTTCTTGATAAATGGGTATCCTGTGATTGTATCACACGTGGCTGCGCTCCGACTAGTGGTCGCCGGGGAGCACTATGAGAGGGATGCAAACCGGCGGCGGGCGTGGCAAAGACTTAAGTCACACGGCGTTGTATAGCACGTATGACAGACCAAGTGCGAAAGAATATATACGGCTTTGAGCGTAAGCACGATGCATCGGTTATCACGTGTCGAGACTACGGAAGTAATATGATGGGTCTAGATAGCCCGACGAGTGACATCGATGCGAGAATATTGTTCGTGCAACGACCAGAACAATACGCCACAGTCGCCGGGCACACGAAGAAATCTTCATTTGTTCGCGGTGATATTGATTACAGTGCGTGGAACATCGACCATTTTGCAACGTTGCTTGCCGACTCAGATCCTGTGGCTATAGAATTTTTGAACTCGCCGCTCACATACTTCGATCACCCGTCACTTGTCGCGTCGATACGAACGCTTCGAACGGCGGTCAATAAACATTTTGATCGGACAAAGATGTATGAGTATTACATTGAACTCGCTCGCTCGAATTATGATCGATACATCAATACTGACGATGGATATGATACAGATATATCTATCAAGAGGTATCTCCTCGTGATTCGAAATATTATGAACGCGCAATACATCAAATCGACCGACGGGATGCCAAGTCTACACTTCGGGGCGTTTGCACGACGGTACGCGCACAGATATATGGGTCCATTTGTTGATGAGCCAGAACGGCTGATTCATTTGATCGAACGCCGACAGACAGATGACGAGCGGTATGATGTGATCGAAAATTATTTTGCGCAATATATTGAGCACCAACTTTATGTCGATTGGCAGCACCCGGACACATTCCGTGTTCCAGAAGACAAAATAGACTGGTTCGTCAAGCGCGCCCTACACAAAGCGATATGAATCGAGATATATCTATGGTGGATGGGTTTCAGTGGAACGCATGGAGAGATGGTGATATTATCGGGGTTATCACGCCGTGGTCTGTTTCGCTGTATTATCATCCGGGTTGGATACCCCGAGAGATCTCCCGTGGTCTACAGATATTTGACGAGGCATACGATTCTGTGGAAGAGGCTTCTGTGTTGTTACTCACGCTGCTTGACGAACTGTCTCCCATAGAAGAACACATCACATCGGTGGATGTTGCGCAGCTTCGAGGAGAGTACGACGTGAGCATAAAGATGTTCGGTAGCACATACGCGTTCACATCTCCGGGTGTATTCGATGAAGACGCAGTGAGTGACGATATTTCAACATCTGTCTATCGAAAGTATTAAATACTGAGTGGTACAATATACTGTATATCATGCAGCTATCAGCGAATCCAACACAGATAGAAGAACAAGTCTCTGCAGACGAGATGAACTATGACTATGAACTCTCTTCCAATGTGGCAGATGATGTCATAAAATACAGTCGATCTCGCATTGTACGGAATGAACAGCAGTTTCTTCTAACAACGCTGGGGTATCTCACGGGATTCATGGAGGCGAACAGTCATTATATCAGCGGTGTCTTGATCGGTACTGCGGGTAGCGGAAAGACACACCTGCAGCACCAGGTTGAACATCTGTTCCCGTCTGAGTACATGTATCAAGCAACGAGCGGCAGTGACACAGCGATTATCTATGACGACTCGTGGGAAGACGCATACATCGCATCTCTTGACGAACTGCAGAAGCCAAGCGAGAAGATCATCGAGATATTGAAGTCATTGCATGGAGACGATGATACGTTCACATACAAGGTCACAGCAGACGGTGACGGCGCGAACCGTCCTGTTGATGAGATCATCCGTTCCGCGATACCGTATTGGTTCTTGTATGCACAGTACGAGCCAGATTTCGAGATGTGGGATCGCTTGCTGAAGATACCTGTACACGAATCAAAGGAAAAGAATGAGGGTGTGCTAGCCACGAAGTGGGATCACACGATGATCACATTCAGCAATGAAGAGCACGAATACATGTATGACTTTGACAACGGCATGCTTGCACTGAAGCACCACATCAGGAACATGCCAAAGTCCGCGTGGGTCAAGATACCAGCGGGAGAAGATCAATTTGATGGACAAGACTTTATACAGTTTGCGCGGAATATTTTCGACACAGACAGGTCTGAAACAAACCGCGTCGGTGCAATGGTTGCAAATCTCGTCCGGGCATCGGCTCTGCTGAATCACGAGCACAGGGAGAAGATACCGATTCAGCTTCCGAATGAAGGCGTCAAGGAAGCATATATCGCAGAGCCGCAGGACCTTGCGAATATACTTGCCGCGCGTGACGTGCTCATGGCGACAACGCACCAGCTTGACAGGAAGAAGAAGGCCATCTGTGTCGCTATCGAGCAGAACGGCGGTACACAGAATATGGCGAGTATAAACGCGATACAGGAGCATCTACGCAAGACAAACGCATCCTTTGTGAAGCGGCAACAGGTTGAAGATATGCTCGATGATCTCATCCAGAACTATCTCGTTGAGAAGCACGAGCGGGCGGGTGAGAACGGCCGTCACCTGTACGAGTTCAAAGGATGGCAGGCGCTCGGTAAGTTCCAGATCGACGATGATTTCAAACGCTTTTTCAACGGTTGTGTCGATCCATTCACAGGAGATGATTTCATCACCACCGCCCGCCGCATCAATGACCAGCTTGAGCCGAAAGCATCTGATTTCATGTCAGACATAGAGGTCGATATATCCAACTCACAAGACACACAAGTGCAGCTTGGCGCATCTGCGAAGAAGTTCGCTGACGTTGATCTAGAGCCATATGAGGAAGCGGTAAGACAAGCGCTTGAGGACACGCTCGATGGCAGGATCATTGATGACCTTGATACACACGAACCCGGTATGAAAGAGATGCTCGGTGTTGTCGAGATCGGTGACAACGGAGAAGGAGTTGATATTACCGGTACTGTGTTTGATCCAGATCATGACGTCTGGGAATATGGGCCCGACGATTGGATCGAGACAAGAAATGAAGCAGAGCGAGAGATAGAAGCTGCTATAAGGCGCTTGACAGAAACAGGTATATTCAGGACAGAAGTGGTGAGAAAGTCTGGTAACACGCCAGTTGCAATCAAGGTAGAAGTAGCAGCGGCAGAGGAGATTGGTGCAGAATGAATACTATGAAAGACCTGAAAGAACTGGTCGCACAGCAGATTGATGATACAATCGGCGGGCATATGTTTGATCTTACCTCAGAGAATCTTACAGTTACACAGATGATCGGGGTTGCTGAAATAGATGGAGAGAAAGAAGCGTATCAGACGGAAGGAACAATATTAGATTGTTCTCACAGATTTTGGGAGAACTGGTATGATGGGAAAGTGACACAATTCAGCACATTCGAACTTATCGAAGCAGCGATCTACCTGTTAGTCAAAGACGAAACACTACTGATCACAGATGTTTATGGGGAGGATTCTGATCTTGTGTATGTGGAGGTTGACTACACACCAGAAAATCATGTAAATACATCTGTTAGGTGTCAAGAGTGCGGTCATCCAGCAGGGGCATCTGTGGAATTCTTACCGGCATCTCCAAACTACACTCTGCAAATGAATATCACGTGTGCTCACTGTGGAGAAAGCGGTGTGTACACGTCTGTGCTTGTCAAAGAGTAGCGAAACCCTTTTATTGATACACGGTGTATATCGTGTATGGCCGTAGTATCATACAAAATATACTGTAAATCGTGTGATGAATCAACACACATACGTCGCAGAGACATCGAGGACTCACCATGGTCTGTTGAAAACCCATACAGGAATAAGGGTTTGTGTCCGTCATGTAATCCCACATCTAGGGAAGAAACTACAACATCGGGCGACGATCCTGTTGATTTCACATCGCTTCGAGGAATCGGGGAAAGCACCGCAGAGAATATCACAGATGCGGGTATCAAAACACGGCAAGATGTTCGGGATGCAACAGACGAAATGTTGCTGTCTATCAGCGGTGTAGGTCAAACAAGTCTAAAATCGATGCGGAATCACACACGATAACCGGTACCTTTAATAACAACACATACATACAAACAAATACAATGAGAGAACAAGACATAATGCATAACGCTGATTTCCTCAGCATCGCACTCGAACAGATCGAATCAAAGAATTTCAGTTCGGCAAAAGAATTCATCGAAGACGTGCGAATCAATATGTTGAACAACAACAGGGAAGAGGTAGTATCGACACTCGACGACGCCCTTGAAGCGCATGAAAATGAACACAATGGCGAGATGTATGCGCTTGTCGGCCGAGTACACGACAAGCTCGTCGCTGAACTCGATCTGTAATGTACGCCACTGGCCTGACGTTTGACGATGTGTTGATTGTACCCCAGCGTTCGTCAATATCATCTCGTCATGATATATCTACACGGTCGCGTATCATTCGGGATATATACGTTGATGTACCCGTCGTCGCATCACCGATGGATACCGTAACTGATGCTGACATGGCTGAAGCAATGGTCAAGGCCGGGGGCATCGGCATTCTGCACCGATTTTTATCGATGAACGATCGGATACAGATGGCAGAGTCGGTGAGCGATGAAACATTGTACGGAGCAGCCATCGGCATCAATGAAGGGGGTGTGGTTCCAGATATGCTGTTGGATGCAGGAGCAGATTTCATCTGTGTGGATGTCGCTCACGCTCATCACGACGATGCGATAGAGACAATACGATCTATCGACGCTCCTGTCATGGCAGGCACAATCGCAACTGCAGAAGCGGCTAAGGATCTTATCGACGCTGGTGCAGATAGTCTTCGTGTTGGTGTTGGAACAGGGTCTGCGTGTACAACGCGGATCAATACCGGGGTTGGCGTACCACAGATGACAGCAATATCTAATGTGGTTGATGTTGCGCGTGATGAGAATGTCACTGTGATCGCTGATGGCGGCATACGGACGCCTGGTGACGCCAGCAAAGCTCTTATGGCGGGTGCGGATGCTGTTATGATGGGTGGAGAACTAGCGGTCTGCGAGGAGTCTGCAGCTCCTGTGACGGCACACGGGAAGAAGCTGTTTCGCGGGATGGCGTCTGAATCAGCACAGAGAGATATGTATGGGGATGCAAGTATGGTTGAGGGTGCATCGTTTACACGACCGATGAATGGTTCGGTTGCATCTCTGTTGCAGAGATACCAGGATGGTATCCGATCAGCAATGAGTTATTGCAATGGCACAACACTCGGTGAAGCAAGGGACAATGCACAGTTTATAGAGGTCACGTCTAACACTGTGTGGCGAAACGGCGCACACGGAAACGAATAACGCAACACTTTTAACACAGCGGCTCATACAGTCGGGTATGAGAGTGAACACAATAAGCAGCACAGAAGACGCAGAGCTACTTGTATGTAAGGCAGGTAGAGGAGATTATTACGACGGTTACATCGATGACGTGAGTTATCTAGATATTATGGAACCGGTTACATTCAAAGACCAGCACGTTGAAGGACTACCAGATTTATTAGCGCCGCTAGAAGACTCGACGGCATATCGAGTTGATCAGCAGGTCGACGCATATCTTGATAGCGACGACGGTGAATTAGACGACGTTACACTTGTCGAAGTGAAAACGCGGGCCTTTATTGAAACACAGCTGTCGCGTGGGCATTTTGGTTTGTGGGAACACCCACAGATCACGTTTGCCATCGAAGGTGTGAGTAGATCGCTCATGGCACAGCTTACACGGCACCGACACCTCACGTTTGACATACAGAGCATGCGCTATGCAAACTTCAGTGACGCGGATGTTGTGGTACCTGTCTCGATACGCTCAGAGGAGCACATGTCGCGTGAGACGGGTCTTGTCGAATTGAGTGATAGTATGCAAGAGTATCTTCAGGACGTGTATGAGGACTCTGTGTCGCGCTCATTTGACGCATACGATGAGCTTGTTCAACACGGTGTGCCAAAAGAAGATGCGCGGATGGTACTACCTATTGGTACAAAGGTAAATATCACCGTTAGCGGAAACGCACGGGCGTTCCTTCACTTGTTGAGTATCAGAGGAAAAGCCGATGCTCAGTGGGAGATACGAGATCTTGCTGCAGAACTAGAGGAACAGTTATATCAATGGATGCCGTATACAGTGAACTGGTTCAGAAATAATCGACCGCATTCGCTCAGCGCATAATCGCGTATATAATACACACCCGGTAACAGCAAACACCGTGGTTATTCTATCTGAAAAAAGAGCGAACTGAAAGCGCGATGAATGTTATCATATATCCAATAAGTCCAATGATAGCAGACTCAGACCAGAATGGTTTGATCGAAGAAGGATGAAAAATTATATCTCCCGTCATTACAACAATACCGATTATTGCCGCGATACATATTCTATCTGAAAATACGACCATCGTTGATCGCTAGTGCGTTTATGCGCACGGGGAGAAGCCGCACTGCAGGCAGACCATGCACCCGCCGTCGGGTCGCATCTGTCCACCGCAATCCGGACAACCGTGTGTTTGGAAATATCCTGATTGTGCCATCTATTCATCACCCCCTTCTGGTTCTGTGATTCCGTACCCAAGTTCTTCAAGAATCTCGACCGCGTTCTGTACTTCAAGATCTGAGTATCCCTGCGTTGTCAACACCTGTACCTCTCTGCTCTGGTCTCTGTAAACGGTGAGACCCTTGATTGCCGCCCCGAACTCATCCTGTGAAAGCGCCAGCATATACGCCTCGTGAACATCTTTGTGGTTCGCGTCGGATGGCATGTTCACAGTCTTCGAGATGCCAGAGTCCACACCATCTTGGAACGCGCGCTGCATCAGACCGTGCTCGCGCGATGAGAGATCGTTCGTTGTGACAAAGGTATCTTTCATCCACTGCGGGATGGGAAGACTTTGAACTCCATCGAACTTGTTCTGCATCATCTGATCGGCGGCGATCTGCTTGATCTCTTCGACCGTATGATCGAGCGATGCCTCGTTGTGTTTCAGCGCCTCGATGAACACCTTATCGAATTCAACAAGCATATCGTCTCCCTGAATATCTTCTCCGACATTCTTCATGTATGCAACACTGAACACTGGCTCGATGCCACCACTTGTGTCTGCGATCATACTTGTCGTCCCGGTTGGCGCGACCGTCGTAACGTTGTGGTTCCGTATGGGGTATCCGTCCACCCACTCTTCTGGAAGTTCGTGCGCATGTGATGCAAACCAATCGGCGTATCGTGTCGGGTCAGCATACTTGCTGGATTCCCACGCGTCGAACACCCCACGCTGCTCTGCGAGCACGTGTGACGCGTGTGTCGCTGTCTTGTCGATGTAATTCATGACGATACGCCCAAGCTGTAACGAAACGCCGTCACCGTACCGAATACCCATCTGGTACAACATCTGTGCCCAACCCATGACGCCGAGACCGATCTTCCGCATGCCGTTCACTCGCTCTGTGATCTCTTCAAGCGGGAACTCGCTTTGTGTGACAACGTTGTCGAGGAAGCGCACACCTCCCTGAATGATCCGGTCTAATTCATCGAAGTCTAATGCCTCTTCGAAGTAATCGTATGCGGCAGCGCTGTCTGTTTCATACTCGTGTTCTGCATCTGCCAACCACTCGTCGAACGTTGGTGCATCATCATCTAGCACAAGAGAAAGATTGATATGCCCCAGATTACAAGCTTCATACTCTGCAAGGGGCTGTTCCGCACATGGGTTTGTGGCATACACCTGATATTCTGGATGTTCTGCTGCATCGAATGAGTGCATGCGTCGCGTCTCATCCAAGTAGAACAACCCTGGCTCCCCGTTGCGCCATGCGCCATCGAGGATGATGTCCCAAATGAATCTTGCGGGCATACGCATCTCTGCGCCCTCGTCGAACGCTCCCGACTCATGCGCTTCCGTGAAGTGGTCCTCCCACTTCTCACGGAACGATACCGTCTCCTCGTTTTCCCAATCCCACGCCTCTAATGTATCCGCATAGTCGCGCCAGAGGTTCTCGTCAACAATCGTCTCTGGAGACTCCTGATATACGGGGGAGTAGAAGTGTGCTGTATCTTCCACAATACCGAATGTGTCCTCGAACTCTGTCGTGGGGTCGTAGAAGTAGAATATGTCATCTTCTTCCACGGCCTCAACGAACTCATCTGTCACGGACACAGAGATATTGAAGTTCGAGTATTCACCCTCGTTGCGCTTGCAGACCGCGAATCGACCGATGTCCGGATGATCGACACGAAGCTCTGCCATCTGCGCACCACGGCGAACGCCGCCCTGTTTGATGACACCCGCCACCAGGTTGAATTTTCGCATGAACGACACTGGTCCAGAAGACGTTCCCTTCGTTGATCCGATGAGCGTTCCCTTCGGGCGGAGCGACGAAAAGTCTCCACCCATACCGCCACCGGTCTTCTGTACAAGCGTCCACTCTTTCTCTGTCTCTGCGATGTTCTCTAGATTATCTGCAGGAGATGACACAAAGCATGCAGAAAGCTGCTGCAGTCGCGCACCAGCGTTCATCAACGTGGGGCTGTTCGGCATGAAGCGCTGCGTCTTCATGAGGGTCTCGAACTCATTCTTCCAATATGCAACGTCTTCTTCAACGATGTGATCTGGTGTACCCTGTTCGTCCCCGAACACATACTCAGCTTCAGCAACGTTCTGTGCAACGCGCTCAAACAATTCTGACGGCGTTTCAATAATATTACCATCATCATCCCTGCGTAAATACCGCGCAGGCAGGATGTTGTTGATCGTGTTTCCCGTGAATCTCTGTTCGACGGTCAAGCTTTCATCGACTGAAAGCACAGGTACTGTTGCCAATTCTTCTCGCTCTTTTGCTCGTGTTGATGTTGTTTTTGTCATGTTGTTCTCCTGCGAAAGTGAGAGGGTCCCCCGTTTATGGCTGCTCAAACTCCGCCGATAAGGATCTGAATGTAGTATCTATCGGTACTTAAATCTTACGGTATTAGTCGAACTGCATACCGCTTTCTGTAGCACCAGATTGATCCTGATATTGTGAGCCTGCGTGACCGTATGGTTGCTCAGCAGAACCGCTCAGCTGTGTGAATACAATCTGGCATATCCGCTGTCCTTCGTACAGCTTGACTGTAGCAGGACCGAGATTCGACATCTCAAGTGTGATCTCGCCGCGAAACCCAGGATCGATGAATCCGGCGGTCTGGTGGATAGATACACCAACTCTGCCCAGTGTTGAACGCCCGATGACGTGCGCAGCGATGTCATTTGGTAGCTCGATATATTCTAGCGTTGTCGCTAACACAAGTTCTACTGGCTGCAAGAATACTGTACCAGACTTCGGTGTGTATGATAGACCACCGCTATCATCGCGCGTGTCTACAATGTTTGCACCACCCCGACGAACGATCTTCCATTCGCTTCCGAGGCGCAAGTCGACAGACGCAGATTCGACGTTTGATTCATCATACGGGTCGATGACAATATTACCGTTATTAACCCGCTGCTTGATGTCTGCGTCTGTCAAGATCATCGTACACTACCTTTTGTGTGAGGGTATTTAAATCTTGCGGACGTGACTGTGTACACTCTATCTAATGTGCGTCGGATAACTTAAGTGGCGTAACCTTTAAGTATTCATACATGCAACAGAGAATATATGCCAGAACGTGGATATTTTATCACAGTCGAAGGCGTCGATGGGAGCGGAACGACAACGGTGTCAACCGCTCTTGCCACGCGTGTCGAGAACGGTCTGTTGACACAAGAGCCGACAGATGGCTGGACCGGGCAATATGTTCGTGAGGCGATCAGTAGAGGAGGTATCGACAATGCATTTGTTGATTTCTATCTGTTCTTAGCTGATCGAGCATATCACGTAGAGGATTGCATCATCCCCGCTGTTCGATCTGGGAATCTCGTTGTGAGCGATCGGTATGCAGATTCCACACGAGCATATCAAACAATCTCGCTTGCAGCAGCGGGTGTCCCAGATTCACATGTGTCGTCATACATAGAACAAGCGATGGGACCGATACTGTACACACCAGATGTCACGTTGTGGTTAGACGCAGACGTCGACACAACATTTGAGCGACTCGATAAATCTGAAAAGTTCGAGGAAGAGATAGAATTTCAACGGCGCGTCAATGCTCAGTACCGTTCTCTGTATGAGTCAAATGACCGGATACATCGGATAGATGCGAACCAAGAGATACACCACGTTATCGGGGACGCGGTGAACATCATCGAATCAGAACTCGATCTATAAAACCAAAAGGTTTAAATACTGTGAGTTATATGTTCTGGTATGGCAGAGTTCGTTGGTTGTCCACAGTGCGGTAGCGAGCTTGTTGTTGCTCGCCATGGGCCAGACCGACTCAGCGAACGCGATGCGATGGACTTCATTCTGACCGAGCAGAAGCATATGGCATACAGCATCGAGTGCGAAGAGTGCGGATACACAAACGCGCACAGTCTCAGCAAACGCTAGCCTGGCTTCGACAGCTTTAAGTGCCCTCGTCTATAAGATACCACTATGTCAAACATCTTGATCTGTGGAGCAATCGAGGGCTTTAACGATCCGTTTCCGTGGCAAAAAGATCTTGAAGAACATGAACTTCTTGGTGTGCACAATTATACAAATCCATATCACATCAGTGAAGACGTTGATAACCCATACCGTAATCCCGATGCTGTGATACAGCCCGTTATCGATCTCATTCAAGACGAGATCGACGGTGTTCTTGTCCATTGGCGAGACAACGCATCGCTTGTCGGGGCTGTGTTGTACATGCGAGAAGCACATCGCGCGGGGAAACCAATCACAATCTGGTACGATGGAAAGCGGAAAAATATGCAGATACCACTGTCGTGGATGATGAACTCATATCACAGCGACATGGAAACCGCGGCCCGTGTGTTGTTAGCACTTCTCGGCCACAAAGATGTTCTTGTTCACTGACCGAAAGTATTAATACTCCGTATCGCGTTTGATTTGATATGGAGCTATCTGCAAACCCACGAGAACACTTGGCGGTTATGTCTGTCGGCTATGTAACTGAATCTGAGGGCCATAGGTATGATGAGCCGATCATTCAGATGTATTGTCGGAACGCCAATGGCGAACGCAGGTACATCGAGGTCGAGGGATTCTACCCGTATTTTTACATCACGGAAGATGAGTTCGCGGAGCGACAGCAAGATCTGCTCACAGACCACCGCGTCCGATACATCGAGTCACGGGAGCGCGTCATACATGAGGATAACATATACAACACGACGATACACCACGTCGAGCGCCCACCCGCGGAAACATTGCACGATGAACCATTAGTCCGCGTTGTAACGATACAGCCGCAGGATGTAAAGGGTCTCCGTGAAGCGTTCGAGCAGACGTGGGAGGCTGACGTGTTTTTCCGGGAGCGGTTCTTGATCGACACGGGGATCAAACGCGGTGTGTCTGTGCCCACAGATAGCTCACGTGTGAACATCGATGACATTTCTGCAACAGAGGACATCGACGCTGTGACACCTAGGATGGTCACGATAGACATTGAAGTGTATACTGCTGGTTCGTTCCCGGAACCAGATGAAGCAAAGATGCCCATCACGTCGTACACGATGCACGACACATACACCGATAGATACAAGGTCGCTGTCCTCCGACCACAGGACACTATATTCAAAGACGGTGATACATGGACAGGGGAACCTGACTGGGAACTTCCAGATGGTGTCTCATGGGACCAGGTGTCGTTCGACATCTATGACGATGAGAATCAGATGTTGGCAGATGGAAACGCGTGGATAGATGAGCACGACCCCGACATCCTCACCGGGTGGAATAGCTCACGCAATGAGATGGGGAACGGGTTCGACTACCCATACTGGGTCAACCGCTGCCGCAACATCAACGAGTGGACATACGAGGACATGTCGCCAGAGGGCGAGGTGTTCACTACACGTCGGGGTGAGGCGGTGATACGCGGACGACAGCTTGTCGACATGCTGCAGGCGTACAAGAAAACACAGATCCACGAGAAGCGGAGCTATGCACTCGGTGCGATCGCTGAAGAAGAGCTTGGGTATGGGAAAGAGGACATCGATTCAACGGATGATGCATGGCTGTACACACCCGTTGATTTCATGAAATACAACATCCGCGACGTGCAAGCGGTAGTCGACATCGAGAACACGAAGGGTGTGCTCGATCTGTATGACCACATCAGAAGTATCACCGGCGCGACGTACAGTGAGATCGCGGATTCGAACATCGGTCTTATCGATATGCTGTTCTTGCGAAAGGCACAGGGCGACAACATCGCGCTACCGACGAGCACACGTCCAGAACGTGGCTGGTATTACGGTGCGAAGGTGTTCAACCCCGTGCCAGGTCTGCACACAAATGTTGTGTATCCTGACCTTGCATCGCTATATCCATATCTGATGTGGAGTCTGAACATCTCGCCGGAAACGGTGTATGACACGATAGAGGACGCACAAGCTGACGGATACACCGAAGATGACTTATACCGGGCATATGTCGATAGACGACCGGACCCAGATAAGAAGAACAGTGACCCAGACCCCGAAGAGATCTATTACACAAAGCCGGATGTGAAGGAGGGGTTCGTTCGATCTGTGATCACAATGCTCACAGACATGAAGTACGAATATAAGGGAACGGGTAAGCAATACGAAGCTGTCAAGCGCATCACGAACAGTATCTATGGTGTGTTCGGTGACTCGGCCTCATACGGTCGTGGGTTCCGTCTTTTCGACTGGCGTCTTGCAGAGAGCATCACACTCGCCGGACAAGATGTCGTGACATACACGTCGGATGAATTCGAAGAGTGGCTCCACACGAACGGTCACGAGAATGCACGTCGTATCGGCGGGGATACAGATTCGTTGATCACGACATTTCCCGATCTCGATGTGACGCCAGAAGAGATACAAGAAGATTATGAGCGGATACAGGATGGACATGAACCAATGCTTCCGTTCTTCCGCGCAGCTGAACATGTCAACAAAATGTATGACACGTTCATGGCCGACCGCTATTGGATCTACGATCCATCGATGCACAAGATGGAAGTAGAGATCGAATCATTTGCAGATTCATTGTTCTTCTTACAGGACTTCAAGTCGAATGATCCAAACAAAGGTGTGAAGAAACGTTACTCGCAACTGATCACGTGGAGTGAGGGGGAGATTATCGATGAACCGGAGCCAGCGACAAAGGGATTCGAGTTGGTCCGGTCAGATGCATCCGAGATCACGGTTGAAGCACAGCAGAAGGTTTTAGAGTACATTCTCACCGACGAAAACCCCAGGGAAAACGTGGAAGAATACCTACAAAATATCTGGCAACCCGCGGTATCGGGAGATATTTCCTTAGAGAAGATTGCAATCCCGTCTGCCATCAAGAAGCCCCTGCGGGAATATGGCGGGCCGAATATCAACGGAAAATACACAACACCACAGCCGCAGATACGTGGTGCGCGCTATGCGAACGCACATATTGATGGTGAGAAAATATCATCGGGCGACAAACCGATGTTCTTCTATGTCAGTTCGGTCACGTTCCCGTATCCACCCGTGTATGTCTATGATGATTCGTGGACCGGGTTGGACGACATCACCGATCACCCGACGATGAAAGAGGTTGGGAAGGATGTCAATTCTATCTCGCTGAACAATATCAACAACTTACCCGACAAGATCCACATCGATTATGAGAAGATGGCGGAGAAAACGATACGCCAACCGATTGAGCCAATCGTGGAAACCATGGGCTGGGACTTCGACGATCTTATCGATGGAAAGAAGCAGGAAGATCTCGCTGCATTCATGTGATCGAAAGATTTAAGTACCGACAACATATACCTATTGATGTACCATGTACACAACCGAAGACATAAAAGACCTCCTCCGGCAAACAGGAGAACTTGGTGTCATACTTGAATCTGGAGTAGAGTATGACCTCCACCTGCACGACACACGATTTGATGACGAGTCAGAAGCAGTGATCACAGAAGGTATGCTGGAAGGAGAATATGTCGTCTCTCGGTTCCCCGCAGAACGGGTTGAACACGTGCGCTGGCACAGAGAGTCGTAAGGGTACTGTCTTAGATTTATTTGACCACGGTCCACTCGTTGCAGTTGTCGGTGGTACATTTACTGTTATTGAGCAACACACACTCCGTATGTGTTTTCGGTCTGATGTCGGCGTCGACCGAGAGACGTGGGATGAATCATATTTCGAGACACCCAGGCCCCGCATGACTGTCACATTCGATGTGACACAGCACATTCCAACACACGCGTTGATGAATACCAACACAGTATATCTGTATAACACAAAACATAATATCACATTTGTCGATACAAGTCTTCGAAACTGGAAACGACCCAGTAACACACGAACAGTATCGTTCTCATGCACAGATTATACCGTCGAAACGCGTTGAAATATCGCTGAACAAACCGAAACACTTTTATACTACAACCAGTTAGTGATAAACAACGATGGATTCGTTCGAGGTTATCGCACAGTCTGCTGATGTATTATCAACAAGTATCCTTGTTGAAAATATGGCAAACGCACTTCGTCAATTTCCATATTGTTCGCTGGTGTGGGACGGCTATGCGTACTCGTTTGATGATGTTGATGGCGGGTTCGTTGACGACGGCGAATATCACATTGTGAATCTTATCACAGCGACAGATCACACATTACACACACCGACAAAGAATACACCAGAACTACACGTTGGTGAAGACCTGTGGGAACTTCTTGTGGAAGACCACTATGAATTATACAACGATGGTGTGTACACATTGTCTCTCGCTGTGCGTGAGTATGATTATTTCACATATTCGTTTGCAACCGGACTGCAGGATGATGTTGACGGTCGGCAGACGCGCTACTATTACTAGATTATGTCAAGACAATCGGCGGGGTTGCAGAAGGAGCACGAGATAGCCACAGAGATATACGAGGCCACAGGAGGCTCTGTGATGCCCTTACGATCTGGGTTCAGTGGTAACCAGTCGATACCATCACCGGATCTTCTGATACCCCTTGACGGCTCTCTACGCGCCATAGAGATGAAGACATCATCGCAAGATCGGTTGGTCATCTCAGCAGAGGATGTAGATGATGTGCTCACCTGGTCGATGCAGATGAACGAGATACCGACATATCCATATCTAGCCGTCAAG